TTCGTCGCGCAATATGCGGTGCAACTCTTTGGCTGCACTCATGATAGTGTGCATTTGTTCTTTGGCCATGTCGCCTTCGCGATCATATTCACCGTGATCAACACCTTCACTGCTCATGTTGCTGGGACGTGTCATCATAACACCGTCGCTGTCAAGACCTTCCTTGGTTTTTTCTTTTTTAACACGCTTGCCGTCAACTGTTTTATATTTGTGGCTGCCTTTGGTCACACGCTCTGAATCTTTTGGCGCGGCCGACTTTGGACGACCTTTTTTCTTTGGACTAGCGTATTTTTCAGCTTGGCCAGATTTGCTATCGTCATTGTCGTCTTCGTCATCTTCGTGTTTGCGAGTGTAAGTGGTAGCTTTCATTCCGCTGGGCAGTGTGCGTTCCTTCTTATCAAACTTGCCGGTGCCTTTTTCTTTTTCACGACTAGCCATCCATGCATCCATATCTTTGAAACCTTCTTCAATTTCATCAGTGTTAAATGTCTGACCAAAAGCATTAAATTTTTGTTTGCCAGATTTTTCTGCTTTGGTATCCTGTTGCTTGATGTACTCGCCGCGACTGACTTCGTCGAGATCAGCTTCGTCCATCTTGTTATAGCGATTGCGAATCTGACTCATCTTGTCTTTGCTGGCGCCTTCACGACCGGCCTTGCGAAGTGCATCCATGCCCTTCTTACCATATTTCTTGTCGCCAATGTAGGCCTGTAATGCACTTTCATCCATGCTGTCACACTTGCATGGTGCGCAATCGCATGATGGGCATGTGCCTTCTTGAACTGACTCTTTAGGATGGCGTAACTTATTCAATACTGCGCCGGCTACACGTTCACCAGCGGCTTTGCTGCCATAACGCTTGCCAGCATCTTTAGCAATCTTGCTAAAGTTCTTGCCTGGCTTGCCAATGTCTTTACCAGCGGCTGCTTTCTTGGCACTGTAGTCAGCTTCAGCAACGCCCATGGATTCGTCCAACTTGCTACGTGGAGCTTGGACTTTGGCAGTCTCTGTAGTCTGTTCAGCATCTTGTTTGCTGGCCAAATCGGCCAATCGTTTATTTAAATCATAAAAAAAAGTCATTGTATTATCCTTTTGGGTTGGCACCAGTGGCTGGGCGTGGTGGTCGCTTGGTCTTGGTCATTGGGCTGTCATTACCCATGGGCAAATCGTTTGTAGTTTTAGCAGGAGGTGTCTTACCACCAGCTACAGTGAAGTCACTACGGTATGCATTTTTCAATACAGCATGTTGATTGTACGGTGCTGAATAGTCAGTCTTGAGTGCTGTTTGTTCAGCAGTGTCAGCAGGAAAATCTGTGTCAGTTAATAAGTTTTTATTTTCAACTTCAACACGCTCACGCTCGGTATCCATGCCTTCTTCATGTGGTGTAGTCAACATGATGATACGGTTTGGATCCAACATTAACAATTGTGCAATCTGTTTGATCTGTGGCTCAATAGCTGGGTAGCGAAATTCCACATCCATGCTGGTCACACTATCGTTGCTGTGCTTGGGAAAGCCAGCAGGTTTAAGTTGTACCGGTGTGGTCTTTGGTTTGGTGATTTTTACAATGTCAAACTGTGCAAGTTTTTCTTCCAGCTGTTTGACAAAATCAGGAGCAACATCACCTACAATTTTGATTCTGTAGTTGTATGTGCGCTCGGATTCTGCGAGGTATTGTTGAAAATTTTTCATCGGTCGGGTTCCTATATGATATTTATGCTTATTCAGTTTTTTGGTCTCTTGAGGCCATCAAGCGTTCCAATAAATCGTTGCGGTTCAGCACTTGACCGTGGGCTGTTTCCATAGCATCGTCGGGTGCATTTTTAGCCGCATCTTGATCCAGTTTAAGTTTCTTCAACTGTAAATCCAGCATTTTTAATTTCTTGTTCAGCTTGGTTGTCTTGGCTGTGAGTGCATGGCCCAACATGGTGCTGGCCACTGCAAACAGCTCGCTGGCATAGCGACTGTCCACATTGAACCCTAGGTCGCTGAGATTTTGGTAGCTTTCTTTGGCCAAGTCAGCAATGTCGTCTAGTTCCTTGTCGCTGGCGTCTAAATCGCGAATGGCCGGTAGAGCAGCATCAATTTTGTCAATGGTGTTGTCTATTTCTACAATGGCAGCACGGGTTTCTGCTGTGGTAAGAGCCGGCTCGGCCTGGACACTTTCGTCTGCGGGCGGAAAATCAAAAAGAGATTCTAATTTACGGGTCATGACCTATTTACCGGTCTTTTTGTTGCCCTGATGATAAATCTGATCTTCGTTGATTACTCGGAACGTGAGGCCATTTTTCTTAGCCCATTTAGTGGCACTATCCCACTTAGCATAATTGACCGCTACAATTGCCCGTTCGTTGGCGTTCATCTTGCTTTCTACTAGGCTTTGTTTTTTGGGTTTGATTTCTATCAGCTCAGCCTTTGTGGTATTATTAGGGCCGCGATAGGTCACTAAAAAGTCTGGCACATACATACTCTGTTTACCAGTGAGTGGATTTCGATAAGGTATGCTGATGCTTTCGCTGGCCCATTGTAGGACATTTTCGTTAGAATCCAAAAACATCATAAACGTAAGTTCCCAACCGGATCTGTATCTTGGTGTGCCACGACCCACATACTTGGCAGTGTTCTTTACAGCGTAAGCGCCTTGACGATAATTGGCCATGGATCAAATCCTGATATTTCTTGAGACGTAGTAGTTGGGTTGAGTAGGTACATTAAGGCCTAACAAGGTGCTTCTGCTTCTAATACTGTTTAGGTAGTAAGCTAGAGTTAGGGTGATTTCTGGAGCACTTTGTCCTTGGAATTGTTGTAGCAAATTCATAACAGGAATGTTGGTTGCATGACTGATGCGAAACACACTTACAGTAAAATTGCCTGCGGCTTCACGTGATCCAAACACTGATTTAAAATAACTCAGCACCGCATCGTACGCATCCACAGGTACTTGTTGTTGATATCCGTAGAAACGATCAAAGATTTGTACTGTTAAATCAGTCTTGTTGTTAACAGCATTTACTGAGGCCATGATTAGAATCCTGCCTGATCATACGGATTAAATCCAGGTGTGTTGGCTGGTGACACTGGACTTGTATTGGTTGAAATTTTTGGACCAAGAGGAAAACTAAATCCTCCGTTAGCACCCGGAACTTGGCTTGTGGCCGCTGGAGTGCTGCCGGCTATGGCCGGTGCAAGATTACGCAATATTTGTTGTGTATAGGCGCCTGATCCAGCTAGAGCACCACCCAAGAACGAACTGGCCACGGGCACTAGGCCTTGCCCCACAGCACCAATAATATTCTGCAAGGTATTCTGTCCTGTTGCGAGGGCTTGTAGATCTTGTTTGCTGCCATTAGGACTAGGTTTAATAGTGCCCTGAGTCATTACTGTATTGGTACTACCTTCAATCGCAATTGGACTGATGACTGTGTCATAAAAACTAGGATCTGCAAATCCTGTGACTGGATCGCTGGGTTGTGCTCCGCCTACTGCGCCTGAATAGTATTTGACATTTTCATACTTGATACTCATGGTATGTGTCATAATACCGTTGCCTTGACTATAATCGTAGGTGTCATGTGTCCAACTATCAATCAAAGGATTGATCATGGTGTACTGTGCATAACTTTTTTGATTCATACCGTAGATGGTAATATCACGAAAAAATGGTTCTTGACCGCTGGCTGGGCCAGTTAAAATTGAGGTAGCTAAACTTTGTAATGACGGATTGCTATATCCTTGACCACTAAGGCCCCAGTGTTGTATGCCTCTACTGGCTGAATATATATCGTTAGCTGTGTAGCTCGCTCCACCAAACACATCGGGTACTTGAATTTGACCTAACACACCGCTTTGATTAGGAGTATTGCCATATTTGTAGGTGGGATCACTGTAGTAATACTGGTAGTATTGATACCACATGTTACGAACAAGATCGCTGGCATCGTCGTTAAAAACAATCTGTGCTGGGTTGTAATTTATTTTTGTTTGCACCAGACGCTTGCGATTGTACTGGTTCATGGTGGCCACATCAATTGTGTAACCAGGTAGTTGAGCAGTCTTGACTAAGAGACCAATGGTACTACTTTTGCCGCCAGACGTTAGATTGGCTACAGCAGGTATGTTGGTGTTTAGATTAAAGTAAACATAAAATAAAAATTTAGTGCGAGGTGCAAGGTCATATCCACCAGATCTAAATGTTTTGCTAGCATGAGTATAGTCTCTCAGCCCTTGGTCGGGCGGAAATGATTGTAGACTGTCCTGGCCAAAGTAAGCCATAGGTTATTAACCTGTAGCTACGTTGTTGACCGTTAACGGAATACTTGCGCCAACACCAACGTCAGCACCGGTGGTGGTTTGCATGGCATTGTCATAGCGTATGGTCATGGCCACTGTCATGGGCTCTGTACCTGATCCATAATTGGCATCACCATAGTTGACACCTTGCAGGTAACAGCCCATAATGGTCCAAGTTTCTAAGGCAATAGGAGTATTAACTCCGTTGCCACCATCTAACACTTCAAACACTGTGGTAAACTTATAGTCAATACCCGATGCAGCACTGCTTTGTTCCATAAAATCCAATTGCTTTTGAAGTTGTTCACCAACCAAGCGACTTACATTACCACCGGCGTCGTCACGTACTGTGCAGGTAATATCACCCCAGCTATGCTTACCAGCCAACCGGATTGTACTGTTGTAAATAGGAAGATCAATATTGTCAAATGTAACTGTTGGCCGACTAAAGTCCATAACCTGCTTGGTCAATTCTGTTGTAGGTTGTGTTACACCCAGGCCTAAAAAAGTAACGCGAAAGCGGAACTTGAGTTTTGGCATCAGCAAACCTTGTGCCGAACTGCTTTGATCGCTGGCTAACGGTACTGTTAGTTTTGTTAATGAGGCTGTTGCCATTTGTTTATTCTCCTGATATACGTTTATTTATGGCGTTTGAGCCAGACAAAAATTTGGGTATTTGTCTGGC